AAACGCAGGTAAACCCGAAGTGATGTCATCGGTGTCAGCAAAAACAGGAATCATATGGTCAGGAGGAGACGGTGGCGACAGATGCGACGCATGGGTCCTCGAACAAATGCTGCTTGTAAAACTGGGTCGAAGCCATTACGATTGGTCGAAAGAACAACTTGATGCACTCAACAAAGTCGAGTGGACGGGACTCCCAAATGTCTAGAACACAACCCATCTCCCAAATCGAAATCGAATCAGAAATCATGCGCCTGATGTCGATGCTCGAAGAGGAAACAGAAGCGTTTGAAACCCTTGCAACAGACTGCGCCAAAAAAGAAGCACTCCTCAAAGCGAACTGGGCTAAAGAATACCTTTCAGCAAAAGGGTCAATCAAAGAACGGGAAGCGTGGGCTGACTACAAACTGTCCGACGAAGCATACTCATATAAAATCGCGGAAGCGTTAGTTAAAGCAAAACGCGAGAAGTTGCTGTCCGTGCGTGCGTCAATGGATGCGTTGCGAACATTGAACGCAAATGTCCGTGTTCAGGTCGCCTAGAATCGAGCACATATGTCCAACATCCACGAGTCGATACGCCATCTTGCTGTCCCCATCAGCACACTAGTCCCGTTAGAAAACAACCCTCGTCGAGGAGATGTCGATGCCATCGTTGCGTCGTATCGAGAGTTCGGTCAAATCAAACCCGTCGTTGTGCGCCCGAACGGTGACGGCACATCAACTGTTATCGCAGGCAACCATCAAGTGGAAGCATGCAAAAGACTTGGTTGGGAAACCATTGCTGTTGTTGAGTTTGACGGCGACAACACCCGTGCTGTCGCTTTCGCTTTAGCAGACAACAGAACAAACGAGTTAGGTGCAACAGACAGCAACCTACTTTACGAAATGATTGAACAAGCAGAACAATACTCAACATTGTTTGAGAAACTCGGATGGGACGACTTCGAGTTCGCATCAATGGAAGACAACTACATCACAGAAGACGACAACGGGACTTACACACCACCTGTCCTCCAACAGTTTGACACCCCCACCTCAACACAACCATCTGCAGTAGCAACTCGAGGGGAAGACGGCGAAACCACATTGACAGCACCACAGTCAGTGGACACAAACACAGCCATCACACAAGGCGCACCATCAGTGGTGAACAATCAATCCAAAACAATCGTCCAATACACGCTTGTGTTTGACTCCTCAGAACAGCAACGCAAATGGTATGACTTCATCAGATGGCTCAAAGCAGACGCAGGCTACGACGGCGACACAACGGCTGAACGGCTACTCAACTTCATAGACAACCACGCAAACTACTAGGCACACCCGTAAGCCACCCGTAGCACTAGGCGCTACAAACCTAACCTTCTAAAAAGGATAATCCTGAGAAGGGGACACCTTACACTTATTAACAAACGACTCAAGTATCTCTCTCACAGTGCCACCAATAACCTCAGTCTGTTCATGAAGAAACTCACCACTAGACACATCATCATCAACATACACAGGTAAACCATCATCACCTTTCACATACTGCGAAACAGACACCCGTGACTCACCCGTCCACGAAAAAGTAAAACAACAAACCGCCTCAACAACATCAGTAAACGGATTATTCGCCAACTCAGACTCAAAATCCAAAGACAAAACCTCATCCTTCACCCTCTCAAACTCCGACAAAGGAACACCCTTCAAATACACATCACTCACAAACGACACAGAATCAAACCTACGAATCCCCTCACGAAACGAACGCTCCAACACAACAGGAAGATTCACAACAGGATTACCATCCAACTTCCCCTGAACAAACACAAACTCAGAACCACGCTGAAACACAAGAAACGAGTTCATATCCTCAAAATCAGGAGAAGGAGAACTAACACAATCAACCTTGTGCTTCCTCGCAAACGCTTTCACATGTTTAACAGTCTCATCTAAAGTCATAACAACAACATAACAATCAACACAACAAAAGTCAACCCCCCTTTCGCAACAGCATCAAACAAAGGTCGATGGGGTCAACGGTGGTGATGGATGGGTGTTGGTTTTTAGTCGGGACTGTGACCTTCGGGAACGGGGTTGGGTGCGTGGGCGGTGTTGCGCCATTTTTTTTGGGTGAAGTTTTTCTATTCAGTTTGTGGGGTGTGGGTGTGTTTGTGTACTTTGCAATATTTTTGTGTTGGGGGTGTTTGTCGTCGGCAGGGTGTTCCGCTGTATTTTGTTTTTGCGGTGCATTTTCTGCGGTTTTGGTTCATTGGTTTATTTGTTTGTTGAGGTTGTTTATTTCTTCTATTTTTTGGGTGAGGATGTAGCAGAGGTTGAGTCTGTATAGTTTTTGTGGTTTTTTGATTTGGAGTAGGTTTTTGATTGCTTTTTCTTCTTGTGGTGTTAGGAGTTGGTCTACGAATATGGGGTAGATGTGTGCGTAGAGTGCGGATATCCATGCCCATAGTCCTGCGTTTTGGTTTTTTGTTTCGATTGTTGTTGGTTCTAGTGGTTGTAGGTTGTTGGGGCTGTTTGGGTTGTTGTAGCCGACCATGTTCATTTCAGTGAATTTTTCGTGGAGGTAGTTTCCGCATTCTTTGATGTTTTTGAATTCTTTGATTTGTATGGTTGTTGGTTGGTCGCTGATTTGTTCTGTGTATTTGGGGTTGGTGAGTAGGTCAGCGAAGTATCCTTCGGGGGTTAGGTTCCCGCCTTTGTTGAGTGGTTTTTGGAGGAGTTCTTGGAGTGTTTCTAGGTCTGTTTTCATGGTTTTTATTTTTGTGCTTCTCTGTCTGCTTTTGCGTCGCGGATTTCCCATAGTCCTTTTTTGAGTTTGCGGAATGTGGGGGTTTCTTGTAGGTATTTGAGGGTGGTTTGGTAGGAGAATCCGCTTTGTTCGGTTAGTTGTTCGGTTGTGTATTGTTCAAAGTGGTGTTCGTTTGCCCATTTTAGGAATTTGCTAAATTTTTCTGCTCGTGTTGGTTCTCGTAGTTCTTCGGGTTTTGCGCAGGTTTGTTTTCCGAGGTATTTGGTTACGAGTACGGGTATGACTTGTTCGTGGATGCTGTAACTGCTGAGGAATGTTTCTGGTGCGGTTTTTGCGCCTTCGGTTTGCCATTTTGATAGGACGCATAGTCCTCGGTAGATTTCGCTGAGGTGTACGCTTTCGTCGTGGTGTTCTTTTCGCCATGACCATCCTTCGCCGTATTTTGCGGTTAGTTCTGCGAAGAGTGTTTTGAATGTTTGGTCTACGAAACTTTCGGTTATTTGTTTCATTTAGTTCTCCATTTTTAGATAGGTTTATTTATTGTGGATGTCATTCTAGCGGAGTTGTATATAAAAAGCAACTGTTGTTTTTATTGGGTTTTTAGTTGATTTAGTGTTTCTGTTATTGGTTGTAGTGGTGTTGTGATGCTGATTGTGTGGACTGGTTTTGCGTATGTGGGGTGTTGTCGCATTATTGTTTTTGGTGGGTTTGTGTAGTCGATTATTGTGGCTGTCAGGTTTTGTGTGTCTATGGCTAGTAGTAGTGCTTTTTGTTGTGTGAGGTGTTGGTGTTTTTGGTGGCGGAGGTCTATTTGTTGTGTTCTGTGCCAGTGTTGGGTGTGGTCGTAGATTGTTTCTAGGTTTCTTATTGTTTCGTTGTTTTGTTTTATCTGTAGGTCTGTGTGTGGGGTTATTTTGTGTGGTGGGAGGTATTGTCGGTTTTTGTCGGCGCCGTGTTTGCGGTTTTTTATTTGGTTTTGGGTGAGAATTTGTTGTGTTAGGTCTTCTAGTAGCCAGTTGATGGTGAGTTCTCGTGCGTATTCGTGAGGTGTTCTGTTGTCTTTGTGTGGCAGGTTGCAGTTTTGTTGAATGTATTCGTTTTGTGTTTCGGTGGTTTTGTTGTTGATTAGTGCGATGAATAGGTCTTTTTGGTTGAGGTTTGTGTTGGGGATTGTTTGGTTGTAGGGGTCAAGAAGTTTGGTTGGTGTTGTGTTTGTGTATTGGCAGAGGTTTTTGATTGCTTGAATTTTTTTATCTGGATGCATTTTGGTTTAGTTTCTGGGGTTGGGGAGGGTTTAGTCTTCTTCGTTTTGTGTGTTGCCGTGTCGCCGTTTGTGGTTTTGGGCTTGGTAGTGGAGCGCCGATTTTCCTAGTTCAGTGATTTTGTATTCGTATCTTATTTGGTGGGCAAGGTTTGTGTTTGTTCTGTTGAATGGTCGGCGTGTCAAATATTTGTCTTTGTTTAATTGGGCGAGCATGTCACTACATCTGCCAGCGTCCCATTTTTGTAGTTGGAAGTTGTAGAGGTCACCGACGGTGAACCATTCTTTGTTGGATGTTCGTGACCTTGTCGATGCGTAGCAGAGGGTTATGTAACATTTTTTGCCGTAGTTAATGAGTTGTAGTTTTTCTGTTTGCGGATTTTTGGTTGACGGCTGTTTACGGTTCCGTGGTTTGTCTTTCCGTTTTGGTTTTGGGGCGTTTAATTCGCTTAGTTTTATCATGGGGGTAGCGTATTGCTTTTTGGTTCGGTTTTCTACTATTGTGTGTGGGTATGGGAAACTTTTTTTTGGCTAGTTTTGACGGGTTGTCGGTTTGGGATGATGCGGCTTTGGTTGCGTGTGAGGATATTTTTGAACATTCTCGGACTGGCAGGCTGGTTGTGAAAAATGTCGGTGATTTGCGTGGTTTTTTGGATGCGGCGATTGTTTTAAATTTTGATGTTGATGACCGTTCGTTTGAGGCACGGTATGCGTCTTGGCGTGATGTTGGTGCTGTGGCGGTTTTGTTGGCTTCTAGGTTGGGGATTGTTTTGGATGTGGCTCTTGTGCAGAGCACGCTTGTTCGTAAACAGCGTGATTACGGGCATGAGAATATTCGACGGTTTGGTTCTCAGGGTTTGTATGTGCGTTTGCATGACAAGGTTGCCCGTTTAGAGAATTTGTTGTCTTCTGGTGCTTCCCCTGAGAATGAGTCTTTGCAGGACAATGTGATGGATGTTGTCGGTTATTGTGCGATTGGGTGTATGTGGGAGGCTGAAAAGTTTTTGTTACCTGTTTCTAGGGTTGCTTGATGAGACCGCCTTATCGTAAACCGAATAGTGTTGATAAAACTTTGGGGAATGTTCGTTTAGGTGGCTCGAATGTTGTCCCTAAGGGGTTTAAGCCGTTCACTGTTCATGATGTCGCCCATGAGCAGGATGTTGTAGATATTTTGGAGAAATCCGCTGAGGCTGGTGATGTTGAAGCGAAGTTTTTGTTGGGGTTGCTTGAGTCTTTGTCTGTCAATGATTTGATTGTTGAAGGTGTTATTCGTATTCAGCCATAATAAATAAGTTCAGTTTGTTTTCTGCTTAGTTTGTGGGGTCTGGGTGGGGTAAACTTGTTTTATGGAGTCTTCTGATATAAAAGTTCTTGGTGCACCTATTGGTCGCCCTATTAGTGCTCCTACTGGTGATAATTCCGATATTGACGGCGATGGCGACGGATTCATTACTCGTGGAGGCAAAGATAATGTCCCTGCGCCAAAAGTAGTTAAGAAAATTGTTGAAGCATCAAATGTTTTAAAGCCCGCATCAACTCTTGCGGAAGCAAGAAAAATGGGGAAAGCATGGATGCCGATAACCCGTCAAGGGTGGTCACCTGAAATGCATAAAAAACTAGAAGAAATGGATGACTACGAAAAACAACTAGCACGAATCACAGAACCATTGTCAAAAACATTTAAACTTCAGTCAAATTTTCATGGCGTTTGGCTAATGTTGCATAGTTCTGGGTGGGATGGCAATCTTAAATTTGAATATTTTGATGAAGTACTGAAAAATAATTTGACTGAAGAAGAGTTGAATTCAAAAGAAGTAAAAAATCTTGTTAAATTTGTCAAAGAAAATGGTATCCCCGGTTCGGTGAGAGGGCAAAAATCTAACGAATGGGCGTCACTGTATTTGAATCACGCCATTAAAGCATTAGATAAAGAAGGTGTTCCTGACGATGACCTTTTTCGTGCATGGTTGCAAAAAGATTTAGATGGAGTGTCAAAAGGTGGGCACGATTCAACAGTTCGTGCTTGGATACAAAATAGGTTTGGGGGCATGGAGAGTCGTGGAAGAGCAATCCAACATATGATTGATTTACAAGAAGGTAATCCTGTTAAAGATGCTGATGAGGTGGCTAAAAAGTTAGTTTCTAATCCGAATAGAAGAATAGGTTTGAATGTAACTGAAACAGCGTTGAAAAAAATTTTAGATGATGGTCGTGTTCTTAATCTTTTTGAGAACAACGGGAAGAACGCATTTGCTGACCCAAAAAGCGCTAGAGACCCATTTGGTCAAAAAGAAAAGGCTAAATTTCAAATCGGGAATAGGCTTCTTTCCGAACAGATGATGTTTGGGATACCTCTTAAGAAACAAAAAAAATCTGCGCATCCGTTGTACGGATTTTTTCATCCCGATGGAATTCAAGATGTTGGTGTGCTCAAGCAACCTTACGGAGAAATTTCTTTGGTCATGAAAAAAGAAGTTGAGGCTCGTTCAACGATGACTGCGGGGGACAGTCTCGCTGGAAAATTTTTTGGCTCATCTCCGCTAAATAATCCTGATGGGGTCGGTGTTCGAGGTGGTTTTGGCGGAACCGTGAATGACAAAAAACCAAATTTTGATGACCCAATACAACTCGTTGGTAACCACACATATCACGAAGCACAAATATTTGGCGGAGTGAAAATTTCCGATATTGCCTATATTGCTGTTCCGCAAGGTTTTGAATTCAAAGATTTAATAGTACGAGACAGGCTTACTAAGTTGGGTATAGCAATTGTTTACATCCCCAAAGACGGTATTTTGTCAGAATCACCAGAACTTAAAACGAAAGCAGACGATATGAAAAAGGGAACACTTATTGCGGTTTCTGATAACAGGAAACTGTACGAAATTGAAAATGATAGTGGTTATTTGATGGTTGGTTCAAAGAAGGTTGATGTGCCGAGTGTTGCTTCGGTATTAAAATTTGGTTATTGGACTTTAACTGGAAGCACAAATACAAAAGTTCTCGGTGTGAATCGTTTAGTGTTTGAAGCCAACACATCTGTTCGTGACTATTTCTACATTTCTTCTAACAGCATGAAAACTAAAACTGCTTCACCGTACACAAACAATGCTTTGCGTGAAAGAATCAAAAACAGAATCATGGCTGGTTCTGATGGTGGAAGACCCGGACAATGGTCTGCACGAAAAGCACAACTATTGGCTGTTCGATACCGTGCTGCGGGTGGCGGTTACAAAAAAGGCAAAAAGCCAACCAAAAAACAAAGGTCTTTGCGTAAATGGACACGAGAAAAATGGCGGACATCTGACGGTAAACCTGCGCTCCGTGATGGCAAAATGCGAAGATATCTACCAGACAAGGTTTGGGGTAGGTTAACCGCATCACAAAGAGCGGCTACTAATCGTAAAAAAATTGAAGGTGATAAGCGTGGACGCCAATTCGTACCAAATACCGAAGTTGCACGGAAGAAAGGCAAAGCGTATCGCAGTCGGACACGCTGATATTTAGTGGTAAATAAAAAATCTGCCCCACAACACGAAATTCTTGAAATAAAGCGTGTTGGCGAATGGGGAAAACTTGAATATCATCATCGTTTGTCGTGTGGTCATGTTGAGGTGCGTAAAAGACCTTCTAAAGCACCGCAAATAGCGTGTGCATGGTGTGTTGTCGCCGTAGAAAAACAAAAAGAGTTGAAGGCTTTAACATTGGTTCAACCTCCAGTTTTGGAGGAAGTTTGGGATTTCTATGACGAAACCTTTGTTGACGAAGTTCGCATAGCGGATATCAGGTCTGGTGTAGCCAATATGCTAGGTTGTCCACAGGAAAACATAGAAGTTATATCTTCTGTTGGTGACGACGGCAACCTGCGTGTGAACTATGTTTCAATTTTTCTTGACTTCAATCAAGTTGAAAAACTTTTGTCAACTGAATCAAAAATTGTTGACTTTACCCCGAAAGACCATTAGTCTAAGCCTTCATAACTTTTGGGAGGTCTAAATGCAAAATGTCGAGGGTGTTGTTTTGGGGTTTGACTCTGATAAAGCGAACTGTAAGGGGCAGGACACATATTTGTTTTTCCCGACGCATTCTAAGAAGAATGGTGGCTTTTATCAGAGCCAAAGATTAGCAATTAAGTATTGCGAGAATTGCCAAGTTAAAGAACCGTGCCTTGAGTATTCTTTACATTATGAGCCAATGGGTGTTTGGGGCGGTAAAACCGAAGTTGAGCGCGAAGTCATTCGGCAGAAAAGGCAAATTAAGTTGCCCGAAAATCGTGTACACAGTGATTCCGTTAGAAGAGCGCTAAGGTCTGGCAGTATTCGTAGGCAGATGAGATTAGAAAGTTCTGAGATTATTTAGTGGCGGAAATAGTTGCATCACCAGCAGTTGAGTCTTTTTTATCAAAACTTAACGGTGTTCGGCGTACAGGTTCTGGCTGGCAGGCTCGTTGCCCATGTAGAAACGATGACGATAACCCTTCGCTTTCAATAGGTCAAGGTAAAGATGGTCGTGTTTTGGCTAACTGTCATCGTGGAAGTGGTTGTGATGTTGAGCAAATATGTAAATCAATGGGTATCCAAGTAATGGACTTATATCCAGCCGCTCAAGAACAGAGAAAACTTTCACTTGTCGCAACATATGACTACCGTGATGAGACAGGTGCTTTAGTTTTTCAGAAGCAAAGATTTGTAGACCAATGGGGTAAAAAAACTTTTAAACAAAGAAGACCTGACCCCGAAAATCCTCGAAAATTTATTTATTCCCTTGAAGGTGTTGACAAAATTCTTTATCGCCTTCCTCAAGTTATGCAGGCTAAGCGAGATGGAGAAGTTATTTGGGTTGTTGAAGGTGAGAAAGATGCGGACAATCTAGTTAAATTGGGTTTATGTGCGACCACTCCACCTAATGGTGCGGGCAAATGGTTTGATATTCATACTAAAGCGCTAGAGGGGGCAATTGTTTTTATTGTCGCCGACAATGACCAAGTTGGCAAAGAGCACGCTTTGCATGTTGCTTCTGTTTTGAAAAATGCAGAATGTTCCGTCACTTGTTTTATCCCACCTGAGGGCTATAAAGATGTAAGTGATTTAATTCAGGCAGGTAAAAGTGTCAACGATTTGGTTGATTTGAACGACGCACCAGAAATTCTTGTGGAAGTCGAAAAAAACGAAGAGGAAGAAGTTGATGAAAAAGCCGTAGATGATGCAACAAACAATTTGCTTTCGCTCGCAAAGGATGTCGAAAAGGTACTTAACAGAAGCGACCTTTCTGAGGAGACACGGCTTTCTCGTGCATCAATGCTTTTGGCTCAGTTCAACCACGAAGATTCATATGACAGAGGGAAACTTGTTAATTGGGAGGAGTTTTTAAACGAAGAGGTGGATGACAGTTTTGATTGGGTTATACCTAATCTAATTGAACGAGGCGAAAGAATCATGATTGTGGCGGCTGAAGGTGTGGGTAAAACTATGCTTGCTAGACAGGTCGCTATTTGTAGTGCGGCAGGTATTAACCCGTTCACTATGTCTCGAATCAAACCAATTCGTACTTTAACGATTGACCTTGAGAACCCCGAGAGAATTATTAGAAGAAAATCAACTTCTATTATGGGTGCCGCTAAACGCTATGGATATGCAGACAATATTGAAGCACATATTTTGATAAAGCCCGCTGGTGTTGATTTGATGCGACCGTCAGATAAGGCGTTGATTGAGGAAACTGTAGAAAAAATTAGACCCGATTTGTTGTTGATAGGTCCTGTTTATAAATCGTTTGTTGACCCGGGTGGCAGAACATCTGAAGCAGTTGCTGTGGAAGTTGCAAAATATTTTGACATGATTCGCGATTATTACGATTGTGCTTTATGGTTGGAGCATCATGCTCCTTTGGGTTCTTCTATGGCTACGAGAGAGTTGCGTCCGTTTGGTTCTGCTGTTTGGTCTCGCTGGCCTGAATTCGGTTTAGCACTTCAACCTGACCCGACTGCGGTAGGTGACTATGTTTATGATGTTCGCCATTTTAGAGGTGCTCGTGACCAGCGCATGTTTCCTTTAAAAATGAAGCGTGGTCTTGTGTTCCCGTTTGAGGTCATTGAATTTCCTAAGATGTCTACATGAGCGAAAAAGGGCTTACCCGAGAATTTTTGGCTGAGCGGGATGTCCGTATTTTCAAAATGCGTCAAGCGGGTGTGCCAATTTCTGAAATTGCCCGTCGTTTTGGTGTGGCTACAAATGCCGTTAATTCATCAATTAAGAGACAGTTGAACAAGTTAAGTCAGGAAGCCCTACTTGTCTATCCAGAGGTGTTACAGATGGAACTGGAGCGTCTGGACGCCCTTCAGCAGGCAATCTGGCCTCTCACACAGCACCGTAAAGTGAAAATGGATGATGGCACGGAGGTTTCTGTTGAGCCAGACATCAAGGCTGTTTCGACTGTTCTATCAATTATTGACAGACGAGCAAAACTTCTTGGTATGGAGCAAACTAATGTAAATGTGCAAATGGATGTGCGGGATACCTCTCCTGTCCGTGCTGTTTTGGCTGGCGCTTCTAATGTCGGCAATATAGAGAAGTTTGATGCAGAATCAGAAGCGAAGAAACTTCTTGCTGTGATGCGTGAAGCAGGCGTGTTGCCTGAAGATATGGTCACTGCTCTCATGGGCGACATCCCCGCATTAGGCGATGGTAGCGATGTGATAGATGAAGAAACAGTTAATGAAGAAGTGCAAGACTCTTGAATAAAGAGGCAAATCTCCCTTTAGTAGATTAGATTATTTTCGCCCCCAATTATATGGGTGTTCATCAAGTGTGATTCCCTGTATAAAATCCGTCGTGATAATCATGTGGTCATCATATGTTTGTTGCGACATCGGCGGACATGTATCAACAACTAAGGTTCTCAGAATCCATCTGTCGGTTCCGTCGTATCTGGGCTGAAAAGGTTTACGACCATGAATAGTTTTTTTGTTATCAAGAATTAAAACATCACCTGTTTTTAGAGCAATGCTTTGTGTGAGTTTTGGGATTTTTGTTTTTAGATTTATTAAAGCGATTTTTGCGTTGTCGTCAATGCCTTCCATAAAAAACTCATCAAACCGCATCTCGTAACCGTTGTCTGCTTTTTTGAGAATAGAAGTTTTTAACTGTATGTTTTGTTCCCCGTTTTGTCTAAAACTTTCATCAATCGAGGTCAAAAATGCGTTTCTTGACAGTTGGTCAATTGTCCAATCATCTAATTCTTCAACAATTTCATCAACTAAAGCATAAGTCGTGTAGGCATTTGGGTCGCCTCTAAGACACATTAAAAGAATATGAGAAGGTTTAAATGGGTGGAAAGCGGTTTCAGTATGTAGTTGTAGTTCTGTTTTTGATGAAGAAGAAATTTGTATATATTCTGTTTTAGGGTCTGGTGTGATTGAGTGTATTAAGCGTCCGTTTTGTTCCTGTTTATAACCAGTTGGTACCCCAAAGTGTTTGGATATTTTTTTGAGCAACGCACATGCTTTTGCTACTGACGATAAATCAGTTAAGGGGCTTAACGGGGTCGGTGGTATTTCCCCAATTTCCGCCTCTTCAATGAGGACTACTGAATCCATATTTTTTATTCTTCGTTATTGACTTGTACGCGGGGTTTTTTCTTTGCGTTTGGAATACCGTGTATGTCATGTGTTCTGAGTGGATGTCCGAATGGTAGGCGTTGGCGTTTTTTGCCTGCCTTTGTACCAGAAATAATTTCCACTTGTTTAGTTATTGGGTTAGTGCGTTCTCTTTGTTGAGCACCACGACTAACGCCTTTGCGTTTTTTTCCCATTGTTTTCCCTATTGTTTTTGCTTATAAATCATCTCTATAAAAAACTTCAAAACCGTTATCAATCAGACTTGATGCAAGCGTTCCAAAATAGACTTCTCGGTCTACTGTTTCTTCATCAAAATCCATTGGTTCCAGTTTTAAAGATGCTTTTAGCGTTGCTGTATATGTTAAATCACGCATCACATCTACACCTGAATAGCATATTGGTGTGCTGAAATCTACTTTTTTACCTAAACTTACTGAATATGGCACAGAAACAAATGTCGCATCATTTTTAGTTATGTGAGTGAACGCTATACATTCTTTTACAGGGGAATCTTTTTTCGTGAATAGTTCTGCTAAATCTTGATTTTTGGTTTGTGACGGTTTCATGGAACAAAATCCTTCTGCCACGAAAGTGAACTCGTCAATTCCCCATCCTTTTCTGAGGATGCAAGCAGCGTTAGCCATTTTTTCGATTCTGACAGCCCTCTCAAGCCTGTGAGTATTACCCAATTGGACTATGGATGCCAAATAGTTGTTTTTCCAGCAAAACACATTGATGTTAATGTCTTCCCCGATGCCCTCTTCTGAAACGGTCATTTGTTTTGCTAATTTTGTGGATTCAACGGCTAAAGCCATTTTGTCAAACTCTGTTGGATATATGCCGGTTTCCATACAGTCCAAAGTACTCTAAATAGGCTTCGTAAACGGCTAAAGGGTTGCATTTTGTGAGTATGCCCATCTACTAGTGTTTGTCCTATGGCACAAAACAAGAAAACAACCCCAAAAAAGACAACCAAAAAGGCTTCTGCTAAGACAGCACCTAAAAACCGTGCGTCTGCATCAAAGTCTTCAAAAGTTAAAGTTGTCAAAGCAAAAAAAGAAATTAGTGAGGCTGTTTCAAATGTGGACGAGGCTGTTTCTGCCGTCGCTTCCGCAGTTGAATCCGTAGCCAAGGATGTCGCAAGCACCGTTATGGTCTATGCGAATGACATTCAGTCGAAATCCTTGCGCCAACGAGTACTTGCTTGGTTTAAAAAAGCCAAGTAAGATAACCCCCATGAAAGGGGGACTCCAAATATGACCAATTCAGGTACGGTGCTGCCCATAAATCCGAACATTCTGTTAGGTGATGTTAGAGAAACTTTAAAATCTTTACCAGATAAAAGTATTCATTGTGTTGTCACATCTCCGCCCTATTGGGGTTTGAGAGATTATGGTACCGCAACTTGGCTTGGCGGTGACCCTAGTTGTTCGCATAAGCGTGACAGCAAATTCAGCGAAAGTTGTTCTACTGGTCAAAGGAATCTTGAGGGCGCTATCGGTGACGGGATATATAAAACTTCTTGTCCAAGATGTGGG